ATTGAAAGAAATGAAATGGCTATAGGTGGTGGTGTTATAGAAGGAGAAGACTTAGGAACAAGAGAAGGTTTTAAAGTTCCCAAAGATATTCCTAAGAACATGGTAAAATTTTTCAAAAGACCAAAAAAGATGCAAGATCTACTAAACAAGTATGCAAAGTTTCTATACAAAAAACCATACATAAGATTAAATGCAGAAGAACAAGGCATAGTAAAAGGCCGTGCAAAAAGAGGATTCTTTACTACTAAAGATAGTATAAGAGAAGTCTCAACTAAGGCTGAAATAGAAAAATATACAAAAGCTTTCCCAGGAATTGATTTTGATTTTAAAAAACATCCTAGATACGGAGTGCCCCTAAGATTACCAAATGGAAAAATAAATCCAGAATACACTTCTGCTTTTAACTTTCGTCAAAGAGGATATAAGAAAAACTTATCTAAAAAATCTTTACCTGTAGCAAAGCAAAGAGATATTGTAGCAAAGTTTAATTTACCTCCAGGTGTAAAAGAATGGAACTTCGATGTTGACAGAGGAGGATATCTTTACGGCATACCTGACACTGCTGGCAAAAATAGAAATCTTGGTGAAAGAATAAAAAACTTTAATAAAAATCCTGTAACCTACAAAGTCTCAGCTGACTTCTCTGATCCAGCTGGTTGGATGTTACTTCAAATGAACAGATCCTATGAAGATGCTTTAGCTAAAGGTTTAGAACCAGAGTTTGAACCCATCTACGATAAAATAAATAACAAGAACAGAGTTGTTGGATTTGTAGATAACAAATACGGAGGAGGCAAAAGTTATTTTGCTGGTCAAAAATATATAAAAAAATTTGATGGAACATCAATGAGAGCCCACCCTGATTATGACAATGTAAGAAAATTTTTTAACATAACAGAAAAAGCAAGACTTAAACCAAACAAAGTTATTACAGATCTATTGGTTAGAGGTGGTATAGGTGAAGACAGACTTACTTTAAACAGTGTATTAAATTATTTAATTAACGAGAAAGGCGTGCAGCCAGCTAAGAAAGCTGTAGTATTACACCACAAGGGAGGGATTGGAAATCCTACTAGAGATCTTCAAATAATAAATGCCTTAGCTAATAACCAAGTCAAAGGTATTGAAAACGCTATGAGAAAAGATCCTAAAAATATAACACCAGAAAATATTAAGAAGCTAAAAGATTTTGGTGTGTCCGTAACTATTGATGGGAAAACATACGGGGGTGGACCAAAGACTGCATTAGGTGGTTTTAGAGAAACAGAAAAATTTGTTGAAGAAAAAATAAAAGGTTTTACTCAAAAAGATTTTACTAAGTTAAAAACATTTTTAGCAGGCATGAGTTCTAGACCTCAATGTAAAGCAAAATTCTTTTCATCAGGAGGCCGTGTAAATTTTCAAGATGGCTCACCTAATTTAGATTTTTGTGCAAAAGATGGTGCTAAAGTGCTTAACTCAGGAAACATTCCAGAAGGAGCTGCAAAGAAAAACTTTATTAACTTTGCAAACAAAGCCATGGAGATAGGTAAACAAAGTGGTAGAGGACTTAGAACAATTACTAAGTTTGGTGTTTTACCTGAGATGGTTATTATTGGAGCAGATACTCTTATTAGAACTGGTATGGGTGATACACTTAATGAAGCTTTTCTAAGAGCTTCTGATATTTACAGAACAGATGATGCTTACGAACAAGCAGATGCGTCTGAGATAAATAGAAGAATGAATAGTAATGATGGAGAGTTAATTTTAAATCTTAGAAAATTTAATAATGAAAAAGCAAAACTTAGTAGCTTAGAACAAGCAAAAGAAGCTGATCTAGCTTTAGCAGGAAATGACTTTGCTGAAACTAATATTGGCATGACTGAAGATGAGATAGAAAAAATGTATGCACCAAGATTACAAGAACAAGAAAACAATGTCTTTAATGCTAGTATCTCTGATGCAGAAGAGCGTGCAGGACTAAGAGCAGAAACAGAGTTTGCAGACAAGAAAGGAGTTGATTATAAAAAATCTCCAGTGGGTGCTTTTCTTGATTACTTAGGAGAGAGACCTGGTTTCAAACAAGCTGTAGATCTTTTTGCTACAGAGGCTAGAGGAGAACCAGATGTATCAGCTCAAACATTAAAAAATTATTTATCAGGTAAAATTCCTCAAGAAGAAGAAAAAGAATTACGAAACATAATAGATACAGGAGGTGCTAGAGGTGTTTTAGATGCTATGAAAAAAATAGAGTCAGCACAAGAAGTTCCAGAGGGCGCAATAAGAGAACCAAATGTATTTGATGAAGAGAGAAAAATATTATTTGAATTAGCCAAGACTGATCCTGCATTAGCAGAAAGACTTTTTGGTCCTAACATGACACTCTCAGGCGATCCGATCGACTCAACAGATTTACAAGATGAAATGAATTTAGATAGAGGTATCTATGCTCTTGGAGGCAGAATAGGTTTCAAAGACGGACCAAAAAATCCAGGTCGAAGAACATTTATAAAAGGTATGGGCATACTTGCTGCATTACCTTTTGTCGGTAAATTTATAAAACCAGCAGCACCTATAGTTCAAAAACTTGCAAACACAACTACAGTGATGCCAGATTGGTTTCCTAAGTTTGTAGATAATTTTTTGGCTAAAGGTGTTGGTAAAAAAATAGATGCTGATATCATGCAGTACAATGTTGACGAATTACCTGGCGTTACACTAACAAAAGTTGATGACGGTAGAATTAAAGTTGAAGGTAAAAACGCTTATGGTGAACCTTATGAAATAAATTACACACCACCAGGATACGAGGTCGTAGATGAAACAACAGGCAAAGCTGTAAAAACACCAGGAGAGTTTGAAGCCTCTGACACTAGGTTTAGACAGACAGGGCCAGAATTAGATGATGTTGATGTAGACTATGATACGGTAAAAGACATTGATGATATTGTGGGTGGAAATTCTACAGAGTTAGAAGGCTTTGCTAAAGGCACGGGTGAAACTAAATATACAAAAGGACAAAAAGCAGTAGACGAAGCAGATGCAAGATCTCAATACAGTGGACAAGAACGAGCTGATTTTGATCAAGGCCCTGAAATAGATCCAACAGATTATTATTATGAAGACTAAACTAACAACTACAATACCTCCAAAAAGAGGACCGCAGCCGGAGGGCTTGCTTATTGATTACAATACTGTTAAACCTGTGAAACTGGAGAAAATAAATGGCAGACATAGACAAATCTCTTCCAAACGTAGAGCAAGAGATAAAAGTACCATCACCTGAAGAATTAGAAGTTGCTCAACAAGAAGAGCAACAAAAAATTTCTGAACAAGGTGAACCCGTAGAAGTTACAGAAAACGAAGATGGTTCTGTAGATATTAATTATGATCCTTCAATAGGTTCTGTTGAAGGGGGTGAAGAACACTACGCTAATTTAGCAGAACACTTACCTGATGATGTGTTAGGAAGATTAGGAACAACACTTTATCAAAATTATCAAGACTATAAAAATTCAAGAAAAGATTGGGAAAAAGGTTACAGAGAAGGTTTAGATCTTTTAGGTTTTAAATATGACAATAGAACAGAACCATTCCAAGGTGCATCAGGTGCAACACATCCTGTATTAGCAGAAGCAGTCACACAATTTCAAGCATTAGCTTACAAAGAATTATTACCAGCAAACGGCCCGGTTAGAACACAAATTTTAGGTGTACCATCACCAGCAAAAGAACAACAATCACAAAGAGTAAAAGATTTCATGAACTATCAGATCATGGAAAAGATGAAAGATTATGAACCAGATTTTGATTCATTATTATTTCATTTACCACTAGCAGGCTCGGCTTTTAAAAAAGTCTATTATGATGAAGCAACATCAATGGCTTGCTCTAAATTTGTTCCCGCAGATGATTTGATTGTGCCGTATACAGCTACCTCATTAGATGATGCGGAGTCAATCATTCATCGGGTTCAAATATCTGAAAACGAATTACGAAAACAACAAGTTGCTGGTTTTTATAGAGATGTAGATTTAAAACCAGGTCCACTTAATGAAACTGAAGTTGAGAAAAAAGAACGTGAATTAGAAGGTGCATCAAAAGGTAGAGACGAAGATGTATTTAATTTGCTAGAGTGTCATGTTCATTTAGATCTTGAAGGTTTTGAAGACATGGGTGAAGACGGAGAACCAACAGGAATTAAACTTCCTTATGTTGTAACTTTAGAAGAAAATTCTAGAGAAGTTTTATCAATCAAAAGAAATTACGAAATAGGTGATCCGTTAAGAAAAAAAGTAGATTACTTTGTACATTTTAAATTTTTACCAGGACTTGGTTTTTACGGTTTTGGTTTAATACACATGATTGGTGGATTATCAAGAACAGCTACGGCTGCATTACGACAACTATTAGATGCAGGAACTTTATCTAATTTACCTGCAGGATTTAAACAAAGAGGAATAAGAATCAGAGATGATGCACAATCTATTCAACCTGGAGAGTTTAGAGATGTAGACGCACCAGGTGGTAACATCAGAGATTCATTTATGATGCTTCCTTTCAAGGAACCATCACAAACCTTATTAGCACTTATGGGCGTCGTAGTACAAGCAGGTCAAAGATTCGCTTCAATAGCAGATCTGCAAGTAGGTGAGGGTAATCAACAAGCGGCAGTGGGTACGACAGTAGCCTTGTTGGAAAGAGGCAGCAGAACAATGTCTGCAATTCACAAAAGAATTTATGCAGCTCTTAAACAAGAGTTCAAATTAATGGCAAGAGTTTTCAAGTTATATCTACCCAACGAGTACCCCTACGATGTCGTTGGTGGTCAAAGAATGATTAAACAAACAGACTTTGATGACAGAGTAGATATATTGCCAGTTGCGGATCCCAATATATTTTCTCAGACACAGCGTATTTCCCTCGCACAGTCGGAGCTGCAGCTGGCAACATCCAATCCACAAATACATAATTTGTATGAAGCGTATAGAAATATGTATGAAGCGTTAGGTGTAAAAGACATAGATAAACTTTTAAAACCAAAAGCCATTCCCACACCGAAGGACCCAGCGTTAGAACACATTGATGCTCTCGCTGGGAAACCATTCCAAGCTTTCCCTGGTCAAGATCACAGAGCGCATATAACTTCTCATTTAAATTTCATGGCAACTAATATGGCTAGAAATAATCCAATGATTATGGCTGCGTTAGAGAAAAATTGTTTTGAACATATTTCTTTGATGGCACAAGAACAAGTTGAAGTAGAGTTTAGACAAGAGATGCAACAAATTATGGCGATGAGACAAAATCCTCAAGCAATGCAGAATCCACAAATGCAAATGCAATTAAAAATGATGGCAGAAAAGATTGAAGCAAGAAAAGCTCAACTCATTGCTGACATGATGGAAGAATTTATGAAGGAAGAGAAGAAAATTACATCTCAATTTGATAATGATCCTATTGC